CTTGTGTGATAACTTTGTTACCACGTTTGCTACAACTAGATTTGATTTGTACGCTCCAATAACTTCATCTGACCAGAGTTCTGGGATAAAGTTAGCGGAGGTTGTAGTCGTACTATGGTATGTGCCTAAAGCCATTTTTATACTCCGTTAAAGTTTATCTCACCCTACCTTCTGCGTAGGCTTGCTGAATCTCATCAGACAATGCCTCGTATCTGGAAGGGTCTGTTACCTGTAGGTTGATTAAATCAGCCCTACGGTAATTCTTTTTGCCGCCAACAGAATTGGTTGAGCGAGTTTCGGAAATTGTCTTCCTTAATGCTTTGTCTCGCTTTGCTGTCTCATTTTTTTGAACCTCTTTAGTCTTGTCAATCATATTAACCTTACTATAGGTATCAAAAAGTTCGATAGCATATTCTGGTTTGTATTCAGAATCAGCCTTATTAAACATTTCGATTCTAATTTCACTAGCACCTACCCATTTTTTAAAGTCGTCATTATTAACCAACTCCTTCCAATCTGGATATGCGCTATCAAGAACACCAATCTTTCTTTGTTGTTCTTGAAAAGCTCTCTCTTCTTTGGCTCTCAATACATCTGGGTGGTTTTCTATGGCTGAGTTAACCGCTTTCACGGGGTCGTCATAGAAGTTATCCTCCAATGTAATCTGCTCTTCTTCTGTTTGCCCTGTAGTAGAAGGTTGAGACTGGTTATCTAGCATTTGTTTAATGAGTTCTCGATATTTACCCACTTCCTCACTATGTCTACTATAAACCTGCTCCACATTCTGGTGCATCTCAATAACATCTCTAAGTGATTTTCCCGCATACTTATCTGGTATCTCATAACCGTCATCTTGATTTCCTTCGGCAATCTCTTCTACATTACCCTCTTGCGATTCTGCTTGGATTTCTTCCGATGGTTGTGTTTCATCCAGTTTTTCTGTTATGGTTTCCTCACTTGTTGCTGTTTCTTCTGCTACTATACTCATTTTGGTCTCCGCCCCGTAGGGTTATGAAGTTATTTTATTCTGGCGTCTCGTCTTGAGATTGTTCCAGAGCTGTTTTTGTTGCTGTTTGTAAACTTAATACTAAGTTTATAATCAACAACTGACCCTTGGCGTGCCAAAGGTCTTGCTCAGAGTTTATAGTGTCGACATTGCCTGCACTACTCTCTAAATTTTTGAAGTCATCAATCAGGTCTCGCCATCCATCTGACTCCATCATAGCCAATCTATCCTCTAAAAACTGAATATCTGTTTTTGCGGACATAGATTACTGAACTTGTCTACTTATGTTAGAAACATTACCCGCCGCCTTTGCTTTTGCAAGGTTTAGCAGTGTTTCAGACTTTAAGTGTTCCACTTCTGGGATATTTCTTGCGGTTTCAGACCGCTGATTCTCGATATCAGCCCTAGTTTTCTCCACACCAATGGCGTCTTTCTGGAGTTTGAGGACTCTCTCTTTAATATCCAACTCTGTAGGTTGTTCGGTTAGGGCATCTGACTGCCACTTCATGGCTTTCGCCCTTTCTTCTTCCGCTTCTGCTAATGTTTTCTCAATATTCGCCTGCGCTTGTTGCATCTGCAACTGAACAACCATTTGTTCCATCTGTTGAGCCTCTGGATTAGCCTCATTACCACTCGTTAGGGCGTTTACAATCTGGTCTCTGTTGTGGATGCTGGAATTTTGGAATAATGCAAGCAATATGATATTGAATGCGGGAGAATCTTTTGGAATGGTTTGCAACATTTGAACCATCTGTTGCATTTCTAACTCTTTTGCCATTATCCCCATCGTTGAGTAAGGGATAAATTTGTAGTCTGCCACTGGATATCTGTCCACATCAAACTGAATCTTTCGCCATATAGATTTGTTAATCATTGGTATGAGGAAAGTGTTCTGAAAGTTCATTAATGTACGCTTTTGTCTTTTTATTGATGCAGATTGCATCATCGACATACCAGAAGCTGTCTCGTTTCCACCAAGGCTTGTATCATTAGAGCCAGTACCCATCTGAATCATGTTTTGCAGAGCCGCCACTTGGTTAAATGTGGACGGGTCTGTAGCCCCCATGTCTAAAGGCATGATAGCATCTCTTGGTGAGCCGTTTGTAAGAAGTGTTTTACCAGTTCTTACCTCAAACTTACTACCTCGCGGCAATCTTGTCGCATCTGCCGCCATCATTGGGGTTGTTGTGAACGCAAGCGAGTCTATTCTCGCCCGCATTTCTGCATCGAGTGCCTTCTGAGGGTTGTAACCCTTCTCACAGACACCTCTGCCCCAAAACTTATTAGGAACAATGTCGTGCTGATAAGAGATGAAAGGTCTATCTTCCATCATAAAGGCGTTTTCTTCGACTCTGAGGATGTATTCGTCATTACATATCGTAACAACAGCCTCTACCAGTTCATCACTCTTAGTATATTCAAAGTCATCTTTGTCTGCTTTCGGTTTAAGGAATCTTTTGGGTACTTTGCCCCAATATTCGCATATCTTTACAGAGTCTGATTCATCAGCAAGCCTTGTTTCTGGGTCGAATCCCATTCTTACTACGTCATAATCACCATCAAGAGGGACATCACGGTAAATTCCTGACTGAATTCCTTGAACAACGTGGTATCTAGGCTTAATCACCTCATGGGCAACGCCAAGAGCCTCATCTATGCTGTTTGCAGATGGGTCTATTAAGAATTCTTGCGGCGCGATGGGCTCAATACGCACATCAATTGACGGATACTCCGTGACACTGCGCGTTCCAGTGAGTGAGCCCTCAACTGGGTTCTCTACTGGGGCTCTTTCTATTGTTTGGTCAACAACAATCTTGGCGATACCTGTACCATATATAGCGCCATTCAAAAAAACCTCTGCAATCGAGTCTTTAACGCCAGTTTTTTCTAAATCTTCTTGTAATAAGTTGCGAACATACTCCGCATCTATATTTCCATTGCCATCTAAAGCATCATCTTGAATATCAAACCATTTTCCACGACCAAATGTTGCCTCTTCCAACTCAGCAACAGAGGATTCTACGGCTTGCTGTAATGCGGGCGCAATTAACTTTGACCGCTCCGCCTGTCTTGTTTTGTCAGACGCATCCCAAATACCACGCCATAGCCGATAATACTCATTCCACTTTTGAGAGTGGTTTGTATCTCTGTGTGTTCTCCACCCTTCTAATCTGTACATCAACCAAGAAGCTAATGCTTGGTATTGGCTCTCTCTTTTATCGAGCATAAAATTTTATCTCCAATAAACTCCGCCGATTATAACATAAAAAATATATTTTCCTTAACAATTATCATTATCATTACCAAATACGAATGATAATCATTCTAATGTAGAACATTATTAGATGGTTTAATCTCTATAGTTCCATCCAGCAACATCTTGCATATTGATAAATCAACAATACCATTGTATTGGGCGTTCTCTTCTGTTTCAATCATGCTGGCAATAATGTGGCAAGCCATAACATACCTACTTGGTAGATTATCCTCCTTACTACTAAACTCCAGTACCTCGTCAAACTCCTCTTCGCTTAATTCTTCAATATCCAGAAACATCGTCTAATGGTCTCCAATCTTCTTCTAATTCAATTGAGTGTGCAAAGTCAGCCACACTTACTTGGTCTATATATGCCAGAGCATCAATCATATCATCATGCGCCAACCTGTTTGGGAAGTCTAGCAATTGAGAGGTAAACTCTCGCCAATCCTTATCAACATTAAATGTTATCTGACCGTGCTCAAGCCTACCCTGTAGAGCCCAAGTTATCCTGTCGTTCTTCTTCTTTCCCCCGTGCCGCAATTCTATAATGGAAACGAACCTATTTTCGGTTCTCATTTCATCTTCCAAGTAGGGTAATATAGCGTTTCGTAGCGAGCCAGTCTCAATGCCAACGGTAGAAGACTCAACAGCAATAGCAGATTTAAGTATTTTCTTGGCGGTTTCCTTGATATTCCACCTGCCATGAAGGATGTCTTTCACCCACCACTTGTCTCTATCTATCTTAACAATGGCAATCGCGGTCTCATCAAGTCGACTTCGCTTTAGGTTTCTTTCTTTTTCGTTGCTCTCATAACCAGCAGGGTCAATAGCAATAACATAACTGCCCTCCTCTGGCTCTTCATCGACCTTAAACCATTCTTCCTTAAATATTCCGCCAGTAAATGTCTCAAACGATGCCTCGAACTCTTGTCTAAACGACATAGACGACATTGTTTTCCTTGAGGCGTCTATCTCATCTTTTGGTAGGAAAGGATTATCAACAGAGGTGAATTGAAACGCATCCCAGTCTTCATCCTCAAGAGCGTCTTTGTATAAATCAAAAAAGTGGTTCTTACCAGCGGGCGTACCAATAAACAAAGCGCCACCCCTAACATCTGCCAGAGTGGGGCGAATAATCTGCTCCCAAACCACGGGCTTCATGGAAGCATACTCATCAAGCACAACATAAGTCAAACCAACACCACGCAGAGTTTCAGGTCTGTCTGAGCCTTTTAAGAATATCTTTCTGCCGTTAATCAAAGTCAAAACAGCCGTATTCTCGTGTGCGGCGGCGATTAAATCTTTGCCCAACTCTTTAAGCATCCCCCACATAATATCTTTGGCTTGCTGGAAAGTTGGAGCAATATAGAATACATCCTTATCTTCCGATTGTATGGCATTAATCAACAACAACCACGCGGACAAATAAGACTTCCCAAATCTACGACCAGCGGCAACAATCTTAAACCTTTTGTCAGAATGAAATATCTTTAACTGCGCTGGGTGCAGGTCTATATTTAATTCAGCCATTTTCAGACACGTTTACAATAACCTCATCCTCATCTTTCACCTCTGGATTAACCAGCCTCTCATTCGGGGTAGACTCAATCTTTTGTTGAATAGAGTCCAACGATGCCACATTAATAATAACCTGCGAATCGGTCTTGGCACGATTAGGGTCAACCGCCTTATGTACGGGCAATATTCTATCCATACACATCTTCAAGCAATGTACATCACCATCAACAAGAGCCTTCTCAATAACCTTGTTAACAATCTCTACGCCCTTCGCGGACATTACCTCTCTAGCAAGTATTGTATATTTATTAACAGAGCCCTTTGGTCTACCAGTAGGATTAAGTGGCTTCATTCCCTTATACAGTGCGGGGTTGCCTCTTTTTTTCTTCGTAGTCATAAATGTTTACTATAAATATCTAATTGCGGATTATAGCACACTTTATTGAGAATGGTTATCGTTTGTGTTGAAAGTTCGTTTTTTGTGGGTTGGAGGTATTTTTTATCAATTCTTCCACCAATGAGCCTCCCCCTGGGGGGGAGTTCATTGGATTGCTTAGCTTTGGCTAAGCAATAAGAGCGTATCACCACGAGGTACAAGACCGCGAGATTGGATAT